ATGGGCACGGTCACTAAGCGACAAACAAAAGACGGTACAACTCGGTATAGAGCTCAAGTCCGCGTACAACGTCAAGGCTACCCTGAATTCAAGCAATCCAAGACCTTCAGCAAAAAATCATTGGCTGAGGAATGGATCAAACGCACGGAAGCAGAAATTGAGTTGCACCCTGAAAAAATGTTGAACCCTGAGGTGCAACTTAAGCACAAAACTCTCAGAGACTTTATATTTCAGTACTTGGATGAAGCGGACAGTTTTGCCAGGACAAAAACAGGAGCACTACAGCATATCGCTAGTTTAGATATTTCTGAAAAGAATATCTATTCTTTAACGCGACAAGACTTTTCTGATTACGCCATTATGCGTCGTAAAGGTGATCCAGTTAAAGGCACTGATGGTGTTGCACCTGCAACGGTTCTTAAGGACCTAAGTCATATTAAAGCTGTCATTGTTCATGCTGAATTTGTATGGGGTGAACCTTTAGAGACTGTCTTGGTCGAATTTGAAAAAGCCATGATCGGTCTTCAAAAGTCTCGGATCGTGACACGTTCTAAACAGCGTGATCGGTTGCCAACCGCTGAAGAGCTTCAAATTCTGACCAACTATTTTTATAAAAGCTGGAAGCGCGTCAAGAATTCCACACCTATGCACTTGATCATGTGGTTTGCCGTGTATACCGCACGCCGAGAAGATGAATTGTGCTCATTACGTCTGGATGATTATGATGACTTGAATAATCAATGGCTGGTCCGTGATGCAAAAAACCCAAATGGATCATTAGGCAATCATAAATATGCTCACATGGAACCAAGGGCCATTAACATGATTGATGAATTCATGAAGCCTGATGTACGTGAGCGTATGGTTGCCTTAGGTTATGACAAAAACATTTTAATACCGGTTAATTCAGCAACCGTGTCGACTTATTTTACCCGGGCATGTAATGCATGTGGTATCACTGACTTAAGATTCCATGATTTACGCCATGAGGCTGCCACACGATATGCTGAAGATGGATTTACTATTCCTCAGTTGCAGACCATTACCCTGCATGAGTCCTGGAATACATTAAAGCGATATGTGAACCTAAAAAAACGTGGTACCCGGTTAGAGTTTGAAGAAGCGATCCGTGTTGCTGAGGACAACTATAATAGTTATTACAAAGAATGGAGTAAGAAACAGCGCTATATGGCATTGGTTGATAAAAACGATGCTTTTGAAGATGATGGCGAAATTAATGTCGAATTTGATTTCATCAAAAAACATTTAGATGTATTTATTGAGATCCACCAGAACAATAAATACTTTAAACGCCTGCATGTGAATAAGCTGAATAGCAATAATCCGTTCGCTTGGAATAATGAAAATAAGCATTTTGTAGCTCATGATATCCAATTAGCCTGGGAGGATTGGTTTATTGAAAATGGGAAAGTAGACTGGGATGAGTTACCGGAAGGAAGTACGCATTTTTCAGTTAAAGACCTTACAATCGTGAAGAAATTAAAGACGCGTACATATTTATGGGATGAATCTATTCAAGGCTGGATGGATAGTTTTGGGCAGTATTTAATTGATGATAAACATATTGAGAAGTAAGGGCACAATTAATGATGCAGGATTGGGCTGATATGGTAGTTGGGTGGTAATTAAAGGATATTGAAATGAAAATATATAAAGTAATTAGCTGTGTCATTGCACTCTTCTCTTTCTTATTTTTTAGCTATTTTTTTTCAGGAAGCGGTGAAGGATTTAGATTATCTACAATTAATCCAGTTGAGGCCTTAGAAGGTCTTGCTTTCACCTTTGGGTTTGGATTTGGGGTACCGATCTGGTTATCTTACATAATCTCTATTCTGATTCTCATAGGTATTCCCCTCCTAATTTACTTCTTAGTACTTGGTTTACTAAAGAAAATTATCAAGTTATAAATCGATTAATGTCCAAATTAAAAAGTCAATTTGGGTTGTAACCATTTATCTGAAATCTTATATTTTGACGTCACTCTATGTCGCATTATTGATTTTAAAAGACTTATTTTAATTGTTTGATTTTTATTGAATCCTTACACTCTTGATTAATGTTACAGAAATCAAGGAGCAGTAAGTTATGAATAATACTCATGGGGGCTTTCGAGCCGGGGCAGGTCGAAAAAAGTCTGAAGAGACTAAAGTTATTCGAGTACCTGAATCTAAAATTCTTGATATCAAAGAATACTTAAAATCCCTTAAAAAAGAAAATGAAATCACTGATATCCGTCAGTTCGATCCAGTCACTAAAATAGAAATACCATTGGCCACTGAACGCGTTCAGGCTGGCTTCCCCTCACCGGCTCAAGATTATGTCGATAAGAAACTCGATCTGAATGACTTCCTGATCAATAACGCCAATGCGACTTTCATTGTACGAGCAAATTCCCTTTCGATGCTGAATGCTGGAATTGATATCAATGATGCTCTTATCGTGGATCGCAGCATTGAGGCGCAGCATAGAGATATTGTGATTGCCTGCGTAGATAATGAGTTTACTGTTAAGCGACTGATTATTGATACCAAAGGTTGTTGGTTGAAAGCTGAGAATGAGGGGTATCCAGATATTCATCCCCAAGAAGGCCAGCAGTTTGAAATCTGGGGTGTAGTCACAAATGTAATCAAGAAATTTAGATGAGCTATAACCATGAAATATATGCGCTCATTGATGTAAATAATTGCTATGTAAGCTGTGAGCGCCTGTTCAACCCTAAACTTAAGGATGTGCCGGTCATTGTTCTTTCCAACAATGACGGTTGTGCAGTTGCGCGCTCTCAAGAAGCAAAAGATATTGGTATCAAGATGGGGGTTCCCCTATTCCAGATCCGGGAAATTGTCGAAAAATACAATGTTCAGGTTCTTTCTAGTAACTATGCTTTATATGCAGAAATGTCTCACCGTTTCCATTCGATTCTGGCTGATTACGTGGCGCCAGGTGAACAGGAAATCTATTCAATTGATGAATGTTTTCTAAAGCTTACGGCCTATGCCCAGAATTATGATCTTGAAGCATATGCCCAAGACATGCGACAGCGGATCTTGCAGTGGATCGGATTACCGGTTTGTGTCGGTATTGGACGAAGCAAGACTGAAGCCAAGCTAGCTAATCATATGGCCAAGAAGGCTAAACGCTTCAATGGGGTTTGTGATCTGGTTTCTATGGATCCTAAACATCGTGATTATTTTTCTAGTCTGATTGATGTCTCCGAAGTCTGGGGAGTGGGTCGTCAGCATAGTAAAAAACTAAAGAGCTTAGGTGTTAATACTGTTAGCGATCTAGCCAGGTCTAATTCCCATCAAATGGGAAAACTATTTTCAGTGGTCGTACAGAGGACTGTCATGGAACTGCAAGGCATTTCCTGTATTGAGGTTGAGTCCTCACCCGCAACTAAAAAACAGATCATTTCTTCCCGATCCTTTGGTGCACGGGTAACAGATATCCAGTCATTGTCTGAAGCAATGAGTGATTACCTGCAGAATGCTGTTAAACGCTTAAGAGAAGACAAATCTCTATGTGGCTGCGTAATTGCCTTTGCCCAGTCCAATCCTTTTGACAAGCATAGACCTTTCTATAACAAGTCGATCACTATCGGATTTGCCGAACCCACTGATTGTGCAGCCATAATAAATCGAGCGGTAATGAAGCGAATAAATGAACTGTTTCAGGAAGGAATCGAGTTTAAGAAATGTGGAGTAATTTTGACCGCAATTGAGCCTAAGTCGACATACATATATGACTTGCTCTCTGATAGTATGCAAATAGAAAAAAATGAAAGGCTGCAAGAGGCTTTGGAAAAAGTAAAAACTAAGTTTGGTGATAAGAAACTTGCCATTGGTCCATGCAAAATGCATGGTCGTGCTTGGGCAATGTCACGCCAAAACTTGACCCAGAATTACTTTAGTTGGGAGGGGATGTTAACTATAAAATAAAGATTTAGCTTATTTTTAAAGGAAATAGAATAAGAAAAAATGGATTTATTTTTATATGGTACATACGATTCAAAAGGGAAATATTTTTAGGAAGAGATATAAAGGCTTTAATATCTCTTTAAAAAATCAAAAAAGATCCGCTTTTAAATTTATGAAATATATCTAATTTAAAAAATATAAATTATACAATCTTAAGTGTTTAAAGAATAAAATACATTATTTCACTTTTCCACTATTTTTATGAGTATTGCCTACAGACCAGATATCGATGGCCTTCGTGCTATTGCGGTATTACTAGTCATTTTCAATCATTTGGGCTGGTCACTATTTTCTGGCGGTTATATTGGGGTAGACATCTTCTTTGTCATTTCAGGCTATCTCATCACCATAATTTTGACACGCGAAATCCAATCCCAACAATTCTCAATTGCACGATTTTATAAAAAACGTGTGGTTCGTTTGGCACCTGCTTATTTTACTGTACTCTCAGTTGCTAGTGTCGTTGCCTGGCAGGTGATGCTACCCGGTGAACTGACTGAGTACTTTGAGAGTGTCATGTATGCCACTTTACTTCTTGCGAATATTTATATGCGTAAAGAAGTTGGGGATTACTTTAGCCCTAACGTAGAAAATGTGCCGCTGCTACATTTATGGTCATTGGGTGTAGAGGAACAGTTTTATATTTTCTGGCCTTTAGTATTGTGGATGTTTTTTGCCAAGTCATCACGTAAATATCTTTGGTTGATGATCAGTATATCTATCGTTGTTCTCCTGGCATATGCTCAGCTAAAACTGATTCAAAATCCTGCTAAAGCTTATTACAGCATGCCAGTACGTGCATTTGAGTTGCTACTGGGTGCATTGATTACTTGTTTACCACAACCAAAACTATCTAAAAAATTACTGCAAGGGCTTGTCTGGGTTGGGGTTATTGTTCTATTTATAGCAGCGATTTATTTTGACAAGCACACGCCATTTCCTGGTCTTATGGCACTGATTCCATGTTTGGCGACAGCCATCGTGATTTATTTGGGACAATCTGTACCTTCTAGCAATCTATTATTGAGTAATCGGCTTAGCACCTGGGTTGGAAAAATTTCTTATCCGCTGTATTTGTGGCATTGGCCAATTATCGTTTTATTCGGCATTTATATGCTGCCATTAAATCTGGAATATCAGATCATCATTGTTCTGCTGTCTATGTTGTTGGCATATTTAACTTATGCATTGGTAGAAAAACCCCTAAAACGATTTGTGATGGCAAAAAATTACAAGGTGATTATTTTAGGTTTCTTGATTCCTGCAAGCGTTTTTATTAGCGTTGCCTTGACTGTTAAGAGCAATGACGGCTTTCCAGATCGGTTCCCACCGTCGGTTCAGGCCAAACAGGAGGCATTGCATTCTTATGCACATTTAATCCGCAAAAAATGTATGGATACTGGAGACTCCAAAGTCTTACCTGACCCAAAGGATTGTGTATTGGGGCAGTCTAAAGAGGAAGTTGATTTCTTATTGATTGGTGATTCTCATGCCAATGCCTATACTGCAATGCTAGATGAGTGGGCGAAAGATGCTAATCTGCGAGGTTATGACATTACCCAAAGTTCAACATTTTATCTACCTGGAATCAAGAGATTTGTATTTGAGCTGAAGCAGTGGAAGGAACTTTCCAAATTTCAGGAACGTAATGATGCCATTACAGCTCATCTTAAAAATACGCACTATCCAATGATTATTATGGCTGGCTCTTATGCATCGTATTTTGGTGATGAGTTCAAACTTAAAGATGGTGTCCATCAGAGTGAAAAAGATATCTTTAAAGGAGGCTTGCTAAAAGCCTTAGAAATTGCTCATCAGTCCAGCGATCAGGTGATTTTATTGAATGATGTGCCGCGTCTGGATTGGGATGACATTCCTTCCGACTGTAATATCCGTAATGAGATTCTAAATCGACATGCTCCCTGTACGGTTTCGAAAGCGAGTTATGAAACGCATTTAAAACAGTTTAATCAGGTTGTGGCTGAAGCTAAAATCAAATATCCACGATTGAAAGTCATTGATCCCAATAAGATTATTTGTGACCAGCAGGCATGTAAAATCATGCTAAATAATGTGCCTTTATATCGCTGGAAAGATGACAATCATATTAATGATCAGGGCTCGCGACAATTGGGCGTTGAGTATTTAAAAAAGTTTGGTAACCCCCTGAAAGATATAATTGAAAATTAGTTCCTTAACTAAAAAATCTATGGTCAATAAATAGCTGTGCAACCTTATAGGAGGATGCACAGCGTTAAGATTTTAATTGCAGTTTTCATAATCGATCAATATTTTGGCCGCAGCCTTAGCAGCCAACCAGTAGCGCGCATTAAATCGGGCCAACTCATCCTCATTGGAGATAAAACCAAGCTCCACAATCAAACCACCAGCATTCACGTATGCCAAGCGGCCACGTGCTGACTTAGATTGATCAATCCAGCCATTATCACCACGTAACCGGCTACCCAGCGCATCTGCTACAGCTTTCGACAAATCCTGTGCGAGCTTCTTGTCTTTCGGCAAAGCAATCGTTTCAACACCATTGGCCTGCTTCGATGCTGCAGCATTCATGTGGAACTCAACTGCAACACTTGAGCCTTGAATTAATTTGACTGCAGCAGACAATGGGTCGTTCTTGGTGCCAGTGCCATCAGTTTTGACTTGTAGCCCTGCCTCACGCAAATAATGAGTCACTGCATTGCGGAAATTAACCACCAGATCTGCTTCTTTCACTTTACCATTCACGGCACCTGGATCAGTATTGCTATGCCCTGCTGTTATTGTGGCAAAGCCTAAAGGCTGCTGGAGATTTGGCTGGGCCTTTTTACGGCCAATAAGTACAGCCAAAAACATCAAACCTAAAGATGCAATCGTTTGATATGGCTCAGGCAGCACATTGGCGTTATACACTTCCTGAAGAACCAAATGTATACAGGATAAAAAAAGCGCCATATAGGCGCCATATTTTACTGAGTCAAACTTCCATACACTTTCATTAATTAATTTCATGGTTTCCTCTCTTTGATGATTTATTTTTTCTGTTGATCAATTTGATTTCGCATTGCTGCTAAGTCCGTATCCATTCGAATCTGTTTTGATTCAATGATGGCCAGTTTTTGATTTAGTCCCGCATTCTCTTTGGCAAGTCCGGTATTGCTCTGAAACACCCAGGAACCGAACGCTATAAGCAGTCCAATAGCAGATCCCCCCATGGCTTTGGCGAAGGTGAGCCCTCCCTTTGCTTGATTCATATCTGCTTGAAGCAGATCAATATCCCGTCGGTTTGCTACTGCCTGTGATTGGTAATATTCATTTCGTTCAGTTAAACGAATAACGTTGTTATTCAGCTCGCCCATTTCTAAGCGCAGCTGATCTAGCTTTTTCTCAACACGCACTCCGTATGTTTCATTGTCAGGCATACGCCCTCCTAAATTTTGGCAATAAAAAAGCACCTAAAAGGTGCTTTTGTTTGGTTAAGTTTAGACTTCTATTTCTGAATGCTGACCCGTGGGCGCTGGCCTTAAAATCACCTGATTTGAGATGAATACTCTGGCACCTAAATTATAAGCTGTGCCAGATGTACATAATACTGGACCGGATCCACCGTCGATCTGCACCCGGTATTCTGGATGCTTCACTGAGGTGATGGTACCGATGTATTCAGCATGGGTTGGATTTAAAAGCTTTCGCAGTTCAAATAAAGGATTACTCACGGCTAATACGCTCCACGGTAATGGTTTCATTCACCTTTTCGTATGAAAAGCTGCCTGATACCGAATCAATCACGCCCCACCACTGGCCATTAAAGGCAATGATTTTACCAGGTAACATCTCGCCAATTTCCTGACTGACCGGGAGATCCGAGAAAGTGTGTAGCTCCTGAATATTAGCTTTCACCAGTTCATTTTTGCCATAACTCGCACCCGACACCATATTAAAGAGTGGTCCAGTGACTGTTTCTAATGGCACATCACCAGACGTACCTCTCTGCTGTACTTTTAGGCTTTCGCCACTTCGACTATTCACCACTGTGATGGCATTAAAGTCAGCAATGTATTCATCGTTCTGCTTGATGTTCTGCTGCATTACCAGGCTTTCAGACAACAGAATGTCGTAATCATCTACCGTCATCGCATCCCAATAACCTTTCTGGTACCGGGGTAAAATGGTGAGGGTATTGCCTGCTTTTTGGCTATAGATAAAGCCACCTGCTGCATCAACGACCTGCTTGATTGCATCGATTGGTGCAAGTTCTGCATAACTCAGGCTTTCAGTAGGCACGATCCAGCCCAGTTCATCAATCAGCTTCCAGTTCAAAACAGTACCACTATTTGCTCGATCAAGTTCTGCCTGCACCAACTGTACAGAGGTTCGTTCATTGTCCTGAATAAATGAGCGTGAAGGCCCATATTTATCAGAATTTAATGCAGTCACACTTCGACCTGGATAAGTGTATAAAACACTGGCAAAGCGTCGGGTCTCCTCTGGATCTTCGAGCAGAATATGGTGCTCAAATCCATTGATCATGATCTTAAGAATCACCGGCTGGCCATTAATCGGCTGCAGCTTAACTTTTTCAGTATGAGCCACAGTAATTGAATAGGTCCAGCACCACTGTGACCGGCTGGTGCTGTAGGTGCCATCCATAACTTTGATCTTCTCGCCGGTATCTAATCGCTCGGCTATTAGTGTGTTCACGATATACCACCAGTTCCTTTTCGGCAGTGCTGGAATACAGTCATCTGCACCAAAATTTAAAACAACATCATGTGAATCAACCTCATGACAGAGACAGATAAAGTTTAAATCCGTACTACCTTCATATTTAGGTATTTCAGGCTTTGGCCAAGGTTGAACCGGATGCTTACGATAATGAATCGCTTTGGCTTGATCCCAGGGCAAATCTGACCTGGTGACAATCTCAAGCCCTTTATCCCACTCAAATGAAAAGCGGTGCTCAAAGACTTGGGCCACTTCATGTGAATAAGTAAAAGTCTTACGCTTGCGGATCATCTCCTGCCAGATCATTTCCCGGTTATGGCGCAGTTTGATCGTTTCTTCATGCAGATAGCGCTGATGAATAAAGCGTTTATCGCCTTCTTCCCAAACAATATAAGCATCAGAACTTAATCCGGTTGCCTGCTCATGCAAGGATCTGACCGCTTGGATTAATGAGCCTGCCTGCTCATACTGAATATTTGCCTGATTCGAAATGACTAAGCCTTGATCATAAAAAAGAGCCTCATTCGAGACTCTTAATATTGGCTTGGCCCATGGTATTTCTGTGGTACTCAAGGCTGCGATGGCCTTCTGATATCGCATGTCAAAACCATAAGACACACCGACCAGATGATTGATGTCGAATAATGCCTTAACTTCAAATTGAAACTCAGTGTCCAAAACCATATCAATGATGCAGAGGTTTTCAACAAAGACCGCTTCGACCTCAAAACTAAAGCTCGTATCTAAAACAGTATCGATCTGACCAAGAACATCAGTATTTTCACTAAATACAGCAACCACATCAAAGCTGAATTTGGTGTCGAGTACCGTGTCTATAACTGCAGTATTTGCACCACTGTCGGCATAGACCGCTGTAACATCAAATGTAAACTCAGCATCGAGTACTGTATCGATTGCAGCTGTAACATCATCGCCAAAATTAAGATTGGTTGTGCCATTCGCCAGATGCTCAAAATTCAGAATGACATTGTGGCTGTCAGTATTATCTGGCTTGAAGTTTAGGTTGAGATTGTGCGAATCAACGGTGCCGAGCTTATTTTTAAAATCCACATGAGCACCCTTTTAAAATTAAGGTCTGAGTTTTATCGAGGTGACTGACAACGTGCCGCCAAGCGCGAGATTAGTATTAGCCAGGCTAATATCTACACCTACCATCAGATCAGCAGCAACTTCACCTGCACCATTATAGATACGCGCCCATGTTGCAGTACCCGCCTTAATTACAGTGGCTGTGTCGGTTGGGTGAAACTCAACATAGGTAGCCGTAGTTTCTTTAATACATGGCTCTGGAAAAGTTAGCGTCACAAGCGCATTGCCTAAGTCTGCTGCAACCGCAGGACTAGCAGGCTGCACACCTTCATAAAAAATAACGGTAGCACTTTGGCCACCGTTATCTATAAAATTTGCAAAGGCTTGAATCATGGCAAGCCGTGCTTTGACTGATGTTTTACTCATTTTGCGACTACCTTATCCTGAATGACTGCGTTGTATTGATTGCTCGGATCAAAAGCCACTACAAAGCACTCAAGCCCTACGGCAATGTTTCTAAATGCATAAGAGCCATCAGCTTTAGATTTGATTTCCCAGAGCAATTGACGGTTGTCGCGGCGAAATACACAAACAGGTACTGGTGAGTAATTAGCACCTACTTTTTTGGTTATGCCTTTAATCATCCCCCTACCGTGATTGATATTTGTAGCTGTAAGCACCCGCACTGATCGAGTTATAGTATATCCTTTTGCTTTTAAGCGGATTACATCTGCACGGTATCCACCAAAAAAAACACGATGCAACTTAATCAAGTATCACCTCCTCCAGTGGGGCAGAAATGTAAAAATACGGATCGTTGCCAAAATTACCAGTCGGAATCAGCTCTGCATTTTCGCCATTTAGGACTGCTGGGCTTTGTGCTCTATCGGTTGATGGTCGATTTGATGTTGCATAAAGACAGCGATACACACCATAAGCGTAACCAATTTTCTGAGATGAGCTAAATTCATAAACAGGTAATTGTATTGCAGTGGTGATATTAAATGGCTGGACTAAACTTGATAAGAATGAGGTTGCGGGGACTTCTGTTGTTGAAAGCAAGTCAGAAAAATTTCCGCTTGAAGACACACCTAATCTACAACGTATATTTCCAACAAATACTCGACCAGTATTATTTTGATTGAAATTCCATGTGTTTGATGAAGATGGGCCTGAGTCTTCTGCTAATAAGACGGGATAGTCCACAGAAACGTAATCAACACCACTATGCGGGAAAATTGCATTAACTCGTCCTTGTCCTGAGTCAAGATTTGTCATCAAAACCATGTGATACAAACTGCCAACACACATAGCTTTGCCATATGCTGGGTAACCTACACTATATGTTGAGTTGTTGTCTGAGCCACCTGGATAGAGCTGAAACTCCCACTTGGTTCCAGTTGTTGGAGTTGCAATTTGTCTTGTTTCTGCTAGTGAAAATTCATCAGTTATAAACCCAGTTACAACATCAAATGTCTTGCCAATACAAACACTCACTACATTTCGAGCTGTTAAATTTGTTTGAAAGCATAAACGCGCATACATGTCTGTATTATCAATATGCTTAAACTGATAAATATGAATGTTTGCCTGTTCATACATAAGCTCCCAACCAAGCGATGCAACCTTAGTTGCGAAATTACCTGCAATTGAAGTTGGCGCCCCATCAATCGTCATCGTGACCGTATTAGTAGTGACAGAATCAATCCAGAACTCGCCGCTATTTATTGATGCTAAAGGACCTGTATCAATCTTTAAAACACGGTCAGACTTATATCCGTGTGAAACACCATAAGTGAAAGTGACCTGATTGCCTGTTACAGCCACGCTTGAAACAGTCTGCTCGTTATAGCCCAGTGCTAACATTTTCTTAAAACGATCCGGGAATAGGTTTTTTGATCCCGGACTGAAATCCAAGCCTACATCCGAAAAATCAAATAATTTAGTTTGTGTCTGCTTCATTGCCATTTTTATTCACTCATAAAAAAGACCGCATCAAGCGGCCATATTTGATTTAACTTTTAAACCACGCGGTCAATGTCACCACGCAGCATGATCTGGAATTGATCTGACATAACAGTTGGCTCAGATTGTTTTACTGTGCGGATCACCCAGACCGGGAAATTTGCAGCTACAGTATTAAAGCGCAGCACGTTACTGTTTGCCCAACCTGCGCCCCAACCTTCTTTTTTTACCGTGAAGTAAGACAAGCCAGTCACAGGGTTAATCGGTGAAAAATCAATATTCACACTCCCCGTGCCGATCTGCCCTGAATATTCACCAACACAGCGGAAATTGGTGTTATCCGTGAAAATCAGTGCCCATCGCTCCTGAATCGCACCTTTGTTCGTCACAGCAATTGGATATAACGCATCATTGTAATTTGCTAAAATCCCTGCGCCCGTTGGCTCATCAGCCCATACATTACTCCAAGATCCTTGCACAAACTTGCGGGTATAACGTGCCTGCATATCCCCAATCACTAAAGCAGATCCAACAATCGTATCCACTGCATCATAGTTATGGGTTAAAGGCTTGGTGAAAGTCAGCTGACCATTAATCTGTACATCACGGATCAGCCCCATATCCTGATAACGGTATCTCACTGTCAGTGGTGCAACCAGATTACCCAGTGCGAAGTCGCCGCCCAATGTCACGCGGCCATAATCATAATCCACTGTGTACAAATCGAAGGCTACTTTCGTTCCGTTAGTATCCTCAAGTTCTGCCCATGAAATGCGCTGATCATTCAGATCGTATGTGGTACCTGCAATTGCACTAGGCAGCTCTTGTGCTTTGCTTGAGCTGACAATACCAATCCCACCAACCCGGAAGATCGGCACCCGGCCATCGATCGGCAAACGCGTGGCAGACAGACCTAGAATTTCAGAGTCTAGTGGAATATAGGTATAAGCCACAGCGTTATAGCGTACGGATGAAGCATCGACCCAGACCGGAACATTGATATAAGTATCCAGACCTTCCTGATATTCAAGTAAAGGATCATACCAGTCCTTGGCTGCAATCTCAGCCCGATTGGCTTCGGTGATTCTGGTTTTGGTATAAAAGTAAATGGTGACAAAACCATTTTCCCAATTGACCTGCCCATGCGCCCGACTGGTTTCGATCACCCCATTTTCATCAGCGGTCAGTGTCAGCTGGCCATATTCAAGGGTTCCCACCACCACAGTTAAGGACTGTGGCCGGATCGGCATAATCGGGGTTCTAAAACTGATCTTGTTGACCGGTAACAGGTCGGTGGTGGTAGTTAAGGATTCCAGAGTAATCGTGTTATCTGCATTCGGAGTCCAGGAATCGATTTCAACAATCCCGGTGCCGTATTGAATAACACCTGACTGAATTCCGCTATTATTGGCCGGATTCACATTACGATACAGTAAACCGGTACGATCCAGAAAGGTATCAGCGCCAACTTTGAAGCGAGCTGAACCTGTCAAAATTTGTTCATCAAAACCGGAGGATAAATCCAGCTTGAGCTTGTTTGCGGTCACTGTATGTGTGGCTGAATTAGAACCTGACGTATCACGGTATTTCACTTGTACATCAACAGTATCAAAAGCTTTCAGCTCTACCTGTTCGCCTTGGACGCTGGATGGTTGTGGAGAATAAAAAGACATATTTCCTCACTATGCTGCTGCATAAGTTACTGACATCATTGGTAAGTACTCTTTTCTGAATACTTGCTGATATACCACCGGTGTGACTTCAACTGCGCCAGTAGCATAGGTAATGCTGCCCTGTACCTGACCACGCTCATCGACCAGATTGCCAATCATCACATTCACTGGCACATCAAACAGGCGCACTGTTCCTGTTAATTTCCGGTCGGTATTCTGAACGGGAATCTCCAGCTCGACACTATTCGGCTGAATTGATGGGCCGGTACCAATGTTGAAGACCAGCTTCTGGTTGGCATCTGGTGCAACATCCCTCTTGGTCTGCTCAAGTGATTGGCCATAGTTGTAAATCACCGAAAAAACTGTACCTTTCTGTGGCAGCTTGTTTGGAATGATCTTGCCGATACCGGTGGCATAGTTGATTTCACCTGTGGCATCACCAGTAAACTTGCCTTGAGCATTGGACGTCGCTGTTTTGGCCTCACCCTCAAGCAACCAGTTGATGGTGATGCCCGGCAAAACACCTGGTCGACCTAAATCAAAATCAAATGCAGCTTTTTCTACACTCAAATTTGATCGAACAAAGGTGACAATCGGTGTACCCCAGTTCAGCAGAATCGGCGTATCCACATCCGGTAAGGCACCAGTCGTTAATAGCCATGAGCCTGTTTCATAGTTGATCATGCCCGAACCAAATGACGGACTGGCAGCTTTTAACTGGCCCGAGCCATCATCTTTAAGCTCATAGAACTTGCCTTGCGACATATACGAGATCGACAAAGCGCCTGGTGCCGGAATTGGAATTAAAACGCCGGACCAATTGCTGCCCTGGTTATTCTGGGTTACTGGAATCGCGTGACTCTGGTAATACTGATTTGGTGCAGCTGCCGGCTTAAACGTAATATTCAAACTTACAGTGCTGGCTGGTGCTGCTGCAGTCCATTGAATCAAGCCACGCTGATAATCAATCGTTCCGACCTGGGTGCCTTGGGTATTTTTAAGCAGGCCGCCCTGATCGGTAATCTGCTGGCCTTGCAAGCTAAACGACACACTTGATGGAATCACTGCTGAGCCGATATACAGGTTCTGACTGACACCAATGTTCATGCCAGGATAATTGACCGTGATCGTGCCTTCATTACCCGCTACCAGCACCACGCTTTCACCTGCAGCGTTCACATCAATGATCGGTGTTTCGGTCTGGGCCGATGGAATTAGCTGGGCAAAAATACTTTTGGCATTGACCGTAAATTCACCCACATTGGCATCAGATGCCAGCGCTGTAGATGAATAGTAAAGGCCGGTATCCGCCACAATGGTATCGCGAATAATGGTTTTTGATTTCTCACCGTTGTACCACTGGCGTGCCGATAATCCGACAAAATCAACTTCGAGCGGATCATTGAGTGAGTAGGTCGCCACCTTATACTCAACATTCTTACCATCGATGACCATAATGGCAGTACGGGTTTCAATCTTGGTGATTCGCACGTACTGTTCGCGCTCCAATACCTTGCCTTCATCACTGACCAGCACAATGGTATCGCCTACCGAAGACTCCACTTCCTGAGGAAACATGGCGACCTGGAGTGATGACATACCCTGCCAATGGGTATCAAGTGGTGTGCCGGCAATCTGCCCGCCTTTGGCTAAATAGTTTTCTACCCGGTTCTGGGCAGCCTGACGTTCATCGTTCCAGTTTTTGGTGCTAAATAGCAGTGCGGATACGTTTGGATCCTTCGGCAGTTCAGAGACAAATACCGTTGCACCCATGAGTAAATCAGTATCTTCAGTGGTGACCGCTGGAAAGACCTTGCGCATGGAGACATCCCCCATGGCCCCATCCATCTCTGACACATCATTGAACAGGTTATTGCTGATGCCATCCTGCACCACGACACCAGAGTATTTACCACCGCCATCCGAGTTATCGGTCAAGCGTTCAGACTTGTAGATCACTAAATCTTTGGTTTCAATCGCCATCGTCTAACTCCGTAAAGCGCAAGGTCACATTAAAATAATCATCCAGTGATACCGCTGGAATTCCTTTTACCGGTGTGGCCTCTAAAGCCCCATCCTGGTGGTTAAATTTGACGGTGAATTTCCGGCTATCATGTGGCTGCTCAAATTGCAGTCTGAAATTCTCCTCCTGTAGCCTGGACCATTCCAAAACAGTCCGCAGTTCACGCAACCTGATCCAGCCCATCTGTGGATCTGCCGGCTGCAGGGTAATTGGTCGGCCCGACTTCTTTTTACCTTCCTGAATATGTAGAGTGCCATCCATGGAGTAAGCCTGACTCTGCTCAATGGCCTTCCATGAAAATTCATCAGGCCATAAAAAACCGTCCTCTAATGGGACGGTTTCTGATGTTGCTAAGCGAATAAGCTTCATGTGGATTTCGCCTGTATTTTTAATTGATTCACAAGTTCATTCATTAAAGATTCCTGTCCCGCAGGACCGCTAAATTTCATCTGCTTACCATTGAAGTCAAAGTTATAGGTAACTTCTTTGGCAGGCTGATTAGTGTCTCTGACAGATGGTACTGACGGAATAGACGGCGCATAGTCATTGAGACCACTGGAACCTGTTGACGCGAGATTAATAGAACGAAGCAATTCATTGATCTTGTTGGTTCCGTGCTGAGTGGTCAGACCATTCGCTGCTGCCCGATCAAATTCAGCATTGATCAATGCTTTCATGGCTGGATTACCATCCTTACCCAGTCCTTGAGCCTTGGCATCCCGATCCGCTGCCATCGCTTTGGACCAGATATCGCCAGCCAGTTTTTGAGCTTCCTTATCGCTATATCCCTTACTTTTCAGCTCGGAAAGTACTTCATCTCTGGTGTAGGAGTCATAGCCATAAATACCCTTGCTTAATACATCGCCCTGTCGCTTCATTTCCTTATTGAAATCACCTTTAGCTTTATTGACAGCATCAGCCCAGGCTTCGGTAGAAGATCTAGCTTCTTCCCGTGCGATCTGACCTGCATGACGGTATCCATCACCGATTCTATGTGCAGAGTCTCTGACCCGATGATTGGCTTTCTCCCAGTCATCCATGGATTTGACAATAGCTTTACCATTGTCTGTGATTTCCACTTGTAAACCATGACTTGCTGCTTTCGCTTGTACTAATGCAATTTGGGCTTTATCACCAGTTGCCATCGCAGCATTAAGCATTTGTATATAGGCTTGCTTAATACCATCAGCAGTAGCTTGCCCGCTCTTGCTTACCACATCAAAGTTTTTTCGAGCTGCAAGAGCTGCTTCATTCAACTGATCTACAGTCTTGATACCAAACTCATTGAATGCGGCAATAGCTGGGTTTAAAGCAGCAGGTAATTGGCCAGCCTTTTGCTCAATTTTGCTTAGTCCTAGTGCAACCTGTTCGCCAGTAATAATACCTTGTCTCTCAAGTTCTATGAGTTTTGCTTTTGCAAAATCCAGCTCGGCACGCGTTTGAGCTGTATCTACTGCTTTATTTAAATTGGCTGATAAAGCTAGACCTGTATCAATACCTTGCGCTTTGAACTTATCTAGGTTTTCAATAATGATTTGCACATCATTGGTGGCTGACTGGAAAGCTAAAGAAAACTTACCCTTTAATTGCTCGGTACTAATCCCTGTGCGTTCTAAAGCGGCCTTCATTACTGCTTCAGTGATTTGAGCACTCTTTTCTGCTTCTTTTGATGTTCCAGCAAATGCAGCACGAGCATTGGCTTCAAATACAAGCAGATCTTTACCATCAAGCGCCTTGCTTAAGCTAACCTGCAATTCGTCTGCTGTAATTTTTCCCTGATCTTTCAGCGCAATCAAAGCTGTAATCGAGTCATTAATCCCTCGGGTTGAATCAAACTTCATAGCATTAGAAATTTTCTCTAATGCATCTTTAGTTGGTTCCCCCTTCTTAATTAACTCATCAAATTCAGCAATCAGTTTTTTAGATTCTTCAGTAAGCTGATAAGTCTTTTCGCGCGCTTTTTCAGCTGTTGCTGTGAAAGATGCTTTTACATCAGCAGCGGCTTTGGTTTGAATTTCCTCTGCAGCAATTTGTTTTTCAAGGTCTTCAATAGCTTTGCCATAGCCCATAAGCTTGGCTGCACTTTCACCAATGGCTGTTCCAAGTGGTTGAAATACGGTAGGTATCAAAACCCCGAAAGCAGTAACTGCCACTCCAAGTGCACCTAATCGACTCACAAGAGTCATAATTGACCCGCTTGTAGTTGCAGCTGATGTTGCCGCAGCTGCTGAACCAGTAGCGAGCTGAGTTTTTGCAGTAGCTGTAGTTCTTGTTGCTGCTGCGTTCGCAATTTGTGCCTGTGTATTCGCTACAACTGCAGTTGTTTCCTGTGTAATCGCTGTGGATGCTGCCCGAATACCTGCTGCTTTATCCAAGAACATCATGCCAATGTTCAAGGCTTTGTAAGCAATAAATGCTTGTCCTGCCAGTGTTAATGTAGAAACGATTGTATCTAAATTCTCAGAAACAAATTTGATTGCTTCTGCAACTTTAGCACTTGCTCCGGTTGCAGCATCTGCCTCACCAATATAGACAGTCCATGCTGTTTTTAAATTTTCTATGGATGCCCCAATCGTTGTCGGGAATTTGGAAAATTCTGCGCTAATTGCTTCACTTTGACTTAACAAAGCCTTCGTTACCACATCAGTTGTAAGCTTCCCTTCCCCCGCCATCTCGCGCAATTTGCCTGTAGTCACATCAAGCCCATCCGCTAATGCTTGGGCCAATCTCGGTGACTGCTCCATCATTGAGTTGAATTCATCACCACGAAGTACACCTGAACCTAATGCTTGGTTAAGTTGAGTAATCGCTGCCTCATTTGATGCTGCTGATCCACCTCCCACCTGAATTGCTTTATTGATGGTTTCGGTTAAAGCCAGTGCCTGCTCTTGTGGCCATTTCATTTCCTGACCGATCTTAGTCAGTCGGGAATACAGGTCACCTGTTGCAGTTAGATTGGAGTTTGTTGCAATAGCAACATTTTTAACATCATCCATGGCCTTTTGAAGGTTGCCATGTTCGCCAATTGCAATTGTCAGGCGGCCAGATAGATTCTTATATTCATCAGCAGTCTGAGCAATCTCCATTGCGGTAGTGCCAATACCGAGAGCAGCTAAGGCTCCGGATACAGCGTTAAAACCTGTCTTTAAGCCTTGTAACTCCCCAGAAACACCTTTAGATGCTTGTTCTGTTTGTTGTAATTCTTGCGATGCTGCTTCTAATTCTTTATCGAGTTGCTTTATTTGTTGTGCGGTCTCTTGAGACTGGATGCCAAGCTGATCTACTTCTTTGGTAGCACTGCTAGTATCACCCACAAGATTTGCTGAGCCAGTTTTGAGTGCCGCAAACGCCTCTTTTGCTGCTTTCTCTGACTGATGCATATTGGAGACAAATGCTTGGGTGTCAGCCTCCATAACTAATTTAAAAGTTAGATTCTTACCAGACATGTTGACCTCTGAATTTTAGGCAATAAAAAACCCGCCGAAGCGGGTTTTAATTAATTGAAACTATTTAAGGTGCTTTATATTTCCCATCAAGAGTGTTCTTGCATTCATTTAAAACATAGGTTGATGTTTCTACCCCATTAGGTAATGTTGGGTACTGACCAATCTCTTGATAGTGTTTTAATCCTTTCGCCAAGCATTGATCCTGAATGTTTTTATTAGTTTGAGCATTAACATGTGAGCCATTCACGACGCCATCAATAAAACCATATAATAAAACCACAATGAAGGCACCAGCTATGCCTAAAACTAAAATAGTAATTATTGAACCAATATCTGTTTTTCTTTGAGTTCTACATACATTAGACGGCTTAACAGCACTGCTACTGCAATTTTCACATACACCTAAACCTACTCTGCGCCAAATCTCATAAATAATTGCAGGTAAAATAAAGAATAATGCCAATACAATAGTAAAAAAAAAGCTTCCTTTGGGTTTTGACCAGCCAATATGTCCGCAGTTATTACAGTCCACACAATTATTTGCCATTCGCCAATCCCCTAAATTATTATTTTCGCATCATAACTTTAGGAAGATCGCTGATCAATCAGAAACCATTTCTTTCTTGAATGACTCAAAGCCCTTCTTATCCGATTGAGCAACACGACCAGCAACGGCGTTATTAAAGATCCCTTGCTTATACAGCTTGTTTGCCGCCTTAACATAGCCCTGAAATGCGCCGTAGGTCATTTGCATGATTTCACTATGTTGATGGCCCATGGATACCAGAAACTGGAATGAATCAAACCAGGTGGAGTCCTTATCTTGTTTATTCACTCCACGTTTAGGCTTTTCGTATTTGAAATAAGTCTGATTAACGAGAAGCACCGCTTTAAGTAGATCTTTAAATCCCTGCTCATCAGCAGCAAGTTCTACCAGTGATTCATGGTCCAGATCGGTGACGCATGACATAGTCGAAATGACTTGAACGCCATGAGCCTGGAATAAAGTATTTAAAATCTCATCTGAATGATTTTGGTCTTTAATGAAGTTCTTCAATACTTCAGCATGCATTGCCCAGGTATCGAAATCTTTCATCTGGATCTGACGTACTTCAATATCATTAATTCTGATGCTTCGATTCGTTGCTAGGAAAAAATCATTCATGATGATGTCTCAAATTAGATTTTAATGACAAAAAAACCCTGATGGTTATCCCATCAGGGCTCAATATAAAATTATTTATTTTTTAATTTGAGATACTTTGATCAATCAGTTTCTCAATAGTATTTGCGGCAATATCATTGAAATATGTACATTCATACTTAACCTCTTCTATTGCTGCATTAAAAGAAATACGATCTTCCTGACTAACATATGGTTGCTGGAGCAGATTTTCATATTCTTTCAATGTTTTTTGCAATGTAGTATTTGGATCCTTCTCCCAATAACCAACACTCAGCTTACCATCAATATTTGCCACAATATCTGCAACGTAATATTCAGGTTGATCATATTTTTTTAAATAAGCCCAAGATACACCGCCCCATGTCCCGCTTACCTTATTAGTACCGGCTGCTTTCAAGAACTCATCAAATGTTTTAACATTTTGACCATTCACATAAGCACTTGAACCGATTTCAGTGATCACAAAAAATGGCATTGAATAAGTTGTCTTTTCAGACTTAAAACACTTAGCTCCAGAAGGAAACCTTGTAACTTTAGATAGTGCTAAGAATTTTTTAAATTGGGTGCCACGCTCACCTTTATCAAACCAAACACTTGATGGCAACTGATCTGCAAGAATATTCCAGTAGACAGCTGTTCTATCACTTACTGTAATGTTATCAAGCGTAATCCACTGTCCTTGTTCTTGAATTTGAAGATCTTTTAATTGGTTTAAACTATATGGCGTTTTACTAAAAACATTTCCATCTTTAGAAACATAATTAATATTATATGTTCTATACCCTAATTGGTAGTTCATTGGATCAGGTCTGTATAACCCGTCTTTACTCAAAATATGTCGTTTATATAGCTCAATATTGTCAGGCTCTAATTTCTGATAATTAGTATATAAAATATTTGAATTTCGCATATTTTTAATAATTTCAACAAAACCAGTTTTAAATTGGATTGATTTCCAATTGAATGTAGTAAAGCTGTCAAAATTTTTACTGTTGATACCACTATTAGCGGGCTTTTCATTATAAGAGGTATCAGATGAACCTCCACCTCCACAGCCCAATAGTCCTAACCCCATTATACTAATTAGTAAAATTTTCTTCACATTATTATCCTCACAAAAATCAGGTGTAAGTTATCAACTTATGTGTAAAAAAACTACTAAATATGCACTCTTAATTTTCTTGAGTTCTAATGAAAATTTCACAAATAATAGGCACAAAAAAAGACGCTAATGCGCCGTGGAATTCTTTGTGCCTGTGTGGGTTATGCTGCTACCTTAAAACGCTCAATATGACCAAAGATACTAAGTTCAGTATCATGCGCTTTCGTGATATCAGCCAAGCATTCACCTTCAATACTGTAACTTGCAAAATCTTCATGAATCAAATCAAACTCCGTATCTGGGGAAAGCTCAAGACGCCAAAGTGTAACTGCGATTTTATCACCCTGATAAGTGTCCACGCCTTTGAAGAAAAAACGGTATTCCTCCCCCAAATTTGTAGCAACTGTGGTCCGGGTGATAGCTCCAGATTTTCCTGTCCATTTCACATCAGTAATGGCTTCACTAAAAATAACCGTACCAAATACTGAATCCAAAATGTATTTATCTGCAGTAATTGCTGCGTCTGATGGCCCTTTAAACTCAACATCAGATAAATTGCGAATTCCGAGGTCAATCATTTCACCAGCCTTAACTGCGCCAATGATTGACTCTGGAACTGTTGATTCAGGAATTTCTATTGTTTTCCCGCTCAACACCATTGCAAGATTTTCTTTAGTGACTTCTTCCAGTGTGCCGCTGATTTTTACGCCCGTTTGCTTGCGCAACACTGCATCTTTAGCACGCAATCCGGTCTTCGATTCATAGTGATCTGTTGTTTCAGAACTGATCTGTAATTGAAGCTCTGGCGTATTACCAATTGGTAAAAGTGCAGAAGGTTGGCCATTGATCATTTTTGCTAAAAATAGCTGACCTTGAAGCGAGATTAAATCTGGTTTATTAGACATCTGCTTTCACCTCTTTTTCTGTTTTAGTTGTTGCTGTAGCTTTTTGTGCTTGCTTTACTTCTACAATCACTCCGCGCTGCAATAAATCTTGGATTTGTGCATCATCCAGCCCACCAACGACATCGCCTTTTTGAAAGCGACCGACAGGCTGTAATGCTTTGTATTGTTTTGCCATGACTGGCTCCTAAATGAATTTTTGTGATTCAAAGATAATCGTGATATATGCAAAGCCTGGACTATACCCATCTCGAACTGAAATAAACTCTAATGCTGTACGTGATGCTTGAGGCTGCCAGCCTGAAAGCAACTGAATTACTTTCTCTGTTAATAGTCCTGCTTCATCACTTACCGCCCGACCATCAGTCATCTGAGATTGAGCATTGCGACAGGCCACCGTGACCGCCCATTGCTGACCGATCTGATTAACACTTCCACGACCTGCACTGGCTTTTTTATCGATACGGACAAAATTGACATGTGCTGACGGCGTGACTTGTGACATCTCTGTTACGCTGACTGAATTCAACGGCGTATAGATCTTTAGAAATTCTGGAATCTCTTTCAGCTTTTCTGCAATCTCATCACGTACCGCGAAGAAAGTGCTCATCTATAAAACTCCCCACAATATCTAAAACCATGGCTTCATCTTCTGCATTGATCCCTAACTGTGTTCGAGATGGAATAATGGATTGCTTAACCTTTCGATACTGCCCACCCACTGCAAAGGTAATGTATTGGCCATTCTTGGGCAGGATGGTTGCGCCGTAATGCAAATGAGGTGCGTACGCAACATCTGTACCCACCTCCACACCGCTTGAAAGAACATTGTGTGTAGGAATTCATTAGGCGGCCAGTATCGCGCAATGTTTCACCAACGCCCACACCATTACGTCCTTGCAGTTTGGCTCTCCATGAAACCTTCCATGGGTTACCATCCACACCAGTACCGGTTAAAAATCGATGCTGAATACTATTCACAAGCCCAGCACCAATCTCACCAAACAACTGGTTCTTCAGCGAATCAAAGCTACCTAATTGCTTAAGTATCGCTTCTATTGGTGAACTGTCAGCCTGAATAGTTATTGCAAAAGCCATAAATACCTCACTTCATGCTGGGCATCATGTCTAAAGTGGCATCACCAAATACGCCACCGGTATAACTTGTTCCGATGGGTGCTGTTGATGGTCTGCCTTTGGGTTGATCGTCCACGATCTGGTTTGTTTCAGGAAGCTGGATCTGCAAATGTGCTTTGTTGTCAGCCACACGCTTTAAGAATGCAATCGCATCCTCATAGCGCTGTCGAACTTCTTCTGTTGGCTGCTGGAAGTAAAGACGATAGCGTGCAATATCACACGCCATGCGCTTCAAATTACTCGGCACATTAGGAAGCGGCAAAGGATAACGACCACCAATGTGACCGTTAATTTCCTCTGTTGCATCCTGGATTGCATCAGTTACTGAGGACTGAGAAGGAAGCATTGTTTTTAGACTTCCAATCTCATCACCGAACCGTGCGACCAAATCTGCTTCAGTCGCATACATAGATCACCTATTTGGTTTCGTCAGCAGGCTTTGGGTCTGCTTTAGGTTTTATAGCAGGCTTGGCCTTTTCCAGTTCAGCCACCTTGGCTTTTAGCTCAGCAATTTCCTGATCAGCCTTAGCCTTGTCGTCTCCTAAGGTTTTATTTGTGATTGTCAGCTCAGTATTAGCCTTTTCAAGTTCAGCCAAACGTGCGGCGGTACCATCTGCTTTGGGTTCTTCCGGCTCTTGATATTCTTCAATAGCCCCAGATGCTAAAAGGGCCTGAAGTTGTTTAGCTTCAAGCCCTTTGATTTCATCACCTGGCATAAAATGCCCGATGGACTGTTTTGCTGTGTACTTTGGCATGTCTTGCTCCTTATAGAGTGATAAAGCCAGTACCACCAACGACACCGTTCTTGTTAGACGGCACAACTAGTGGAGCAGATTCGGTCATCAGCATGATGCCGCTTGGATCCTCACAGTACCACTGGCGGTCAAAGTATTGCTGAGCAACGCCGTTGGCCAACATGTTTTTAATCTTACAGTGAGCAACCGAACCATTGGTATCGGAGATCAATGAGAAGTAATCTTTAGGAATAAAGCGCTTCACTTGACCTTTGTTGCGGTAGGTTGCGTCATATACCCAGAATTCGATTCCATCAAAAGTACCTTTGAAGGTTGCTGACTCTTTTACACTAAAACTTGGATTCACTGGAACAGAAATACCGGCATACGGCGTGATAAATTCTTTTTTGAACTCTTCATTATTCCAGAGAGCTGCCCAAACCAAGCCAGACATAACAGACAGCTTAGCTTCACCACCATCAGCTGCCAATTGACGTCCAAGCATGGTACGGATATCCGTTACCGGCTTGGCACCCGCTTCATTCCACTTGGTTAATGGCGTAAATGTCAAAGATGCATCACGACGGTAATCTACCAGGTTGTATTCATAATCATCTGAATGAAGCGCATATTTACCATTCTTTAGTAAATCAATCGCCATCATCAGGACTGAGTTATCAATTGCATCGTGGTTGCGCTTCATTACCGAGATTTGAGCAATGATCATTTGCTCTTGCTCAGACAGTCGCTGATTGCCAGTAGAGATGATGCCTGCGGTACGTAAACGTTCCAGCAATGCGATTTCAAAAGTTTCGGCCGGAGTGACCTGATTCTTTGGCTTGTAGTAAGCCGGTTTCACATGACGTACTTCACCAGATTGGGTGGTATCAAATGGCTTACCAGGCTGTTGCGGTGATACCAGTGGTGCCAGATCATGTTCGGCAGATACTTCAGCCAGTGGCACATCATCACGGGTAAATAACGGGCGATTTGGGAAAAGCTTGTCTAAAAGCCAGGTATCCATCGGACGGTAATTCGAGTGAATCAGTGCGAGTTCACCTACATCAAGCAGTTCGAGCGGAGTGCCCTCAAGATTAAAAGACTGTGGCATGTTAATTACACCTTAGAAAGTTCGATTTTGTTTTTAGTTGCCTGTGCACGCGCTGCATCGTATTGAGCAGTGGTGAGCAAAGTTCCATTAAGTGAGACAGCTTCGATACTGAACACCCCGCCGTAATACACCGGGATTTCAATTCCGTCAGCGGCCTTAATCGTAGCTTCAGCTGCTGTGACATCCTGGCCACAGATCACATCCCATGTTTTTTCATCAGTAGCATGAGACAACACATTGGTATCTGACAGTGTTAATAGATCACCGTATTTAAATGCTGTGGCGGTTGGCACCTTGGCATTGGCACGACGTAACTTTTCATTGTCCAGGATCAGCCGTTTTGAAGTGACCGAAATAGGCGGTACATAATGAATAGCCATGAATTATTTCCCCTTTTGTTCTGCAAATGCTTGTGCACCAGAAGTGAATTTGTGAGTGTCATTGTGATTTGACTGACCACCTTGCCCTGGGTTTGCCTGATGACTAAACAGGTGGGCAAATGCTGGATTTACCGCCGGTACAGGCTGTTGCTGTTGTCCAGCTGGTGGCTGTGTATTACTTGCCGAGAATTGGCGAAGCTGTTTAGCCGCGAAGGTAAAAACTGAATCATCCATATTGGTATAAGCCGTTTTATCTTCAGCACTGAATTGCGTTTTCAGCTCAGTTTCTAAAGCTGTAATTTCATCAGCACGCTTTTGCGCTTTGAATTGCTTAAGTTCAGTCAGGGCATCATCACGTTCACGCTCTGCCTGCTCTTTGGCCTGTTGTGCTTTTTCTAATTCGGTCACGTTGGTGTCCTCTTTGGTTGGGTTTGGATTGACTTTGCCCGAGAAGGCTTTAATTGATGTATTGCGATCAGCACCTGTAGAGCAGATCGTAAATTCACGAATACGGTTTTGACGAAAGATGGTGATTGGGCCTTCAAACGACTGACCATTCACAGTGACTGTCTTGCCTTGAGACACTTCTTCAATCGATCCCGGATCAATCATCATCGACATCTGGAACGGGAAACCATCATCAGAGTCTTGAACAATCTCCTGTGCCTTAGCATTTGTGAGGAAATCACCAGATACATCGATCTTTCCGTTTGTATCTACGGCTTGAACAACACCAATTCGACTTGAGCCGAAGTGTTCTTCAAGCAAGGCTGTTGGCTTATCAATCTCGATCCCATCAAGATCAAAAACGACACCAGAACGCCCCCAATACCAATGACCATCTACACGGCCACCCGCATAAGCAGTGCCTTTAAATTTCCGCTTCTGCCCTTCTTCAGCTTTCGGTACCTCAATCGCTGAAGCATTAAATAAATACTTCAGCCGCTCTTCATTTGGATCTGGCATTTTTCATGCTCCATAAAAAAACCGCCCCATAAGGAGCGGTTTTACAATTTTAAAAGTTAATTTGGTTTAATCGCTTTATTTTTCAAATCAGTCATAAAACGCTTTGTCTCCTTATAATTAGCACCTTCCAACAAGAGGAATATTGCTAAAAGAAATGACATCACAGGCCAAACAATTAAGTTAAATATAATTAAATACTGTCTTGCTTCGAGACTACTTTCTAAATACTGGAAATAAGAGTTAATGAAAATAAAAGGTGTTAATGCTAATAGAGCAAATACAAAATATCCGGCGGTAAATAGACCTGCTTTCAATTTAGAATATGGGAATTCAATTGCAGATATTTCTCCCTTATCATCTCGAATTAACTTCAACTTATCTTTCATCCGAATATACTTTTTTACCCACAAGTCCATATCACTGTATTGATAAAAATACTTAGCTTCTAAAAAAGTTATTCTCTTAGTTTCAAATAATTGTTGAGCAATTCGGTCTTTAACTAAATGTGATTGGCTGGAATCAATAGTTTCTTCAAATTTTTCCGCTATCAGTATCGCATGTTGAAACTCATCTTTTGGATGCCTCCCCATTGAGTTTTTTGCATTTAAATATGCCACAAGCAATGGAACTAGAATTGACCCCAGAACAGTTACTACTTTTAAGATTGTTTCCATAAGAAATTAAGTGATTTATTTTTTATTTAATCTAATCCAGAAAGCTAAATCTTTAAAGCTTTTAATGTATAAACCATCTGACCTTCAACCACTTCTATCGAGACCACCTCAAAAGATAATCCCATCGATATCAAAACGCCGTTGCCAGCATTTAACATGTCTAGATCAATACCGAGCCCTTTAGCATTCTCAATCTTAATCACGATATCTGAGGCTATATCAGCCATCAGCAACGGCGCATTAAATTGAACTGTCTGCCCGATCTGATAAGCCGCTACCTGCTGAAGAGTTGCAGTACCTATTACGGTAGAAGCCGTATTGCCTGCCACCGCCTGAATAGCTGCTATATCAGTACTAATCCAGCGTTTAAGCACATCATCAGCCAGAGAGCTTGTAGCAGAGTTTAAGTAGCTGGTCAGTGCAGCATCATTTCCTTGCACATAGTCCAAGAAGGTACGAATCGCACTTGGCCGAATACTTGGATCTAGTGGAATTACCGTATTGGCCACCGTATCGAATAGATCCCGAGCTTTATCATCCATAGGAGCAAACAGACTGGTGAGCTTTTTACTCGCCGTCCATTCTGCCCTGATGACCTCTTTCTGTTCGAGGAGATATTCCTTATCCAGACTTGAGGCACTGATCTTTTTATCCACCAGTGATTCAAGTTCACCAAACTGCAAAGGATGTGAACTCCAATCTAAGGCTTCAGCTACCTCAGGTAACTTATCATCTGGTGTGATACCGTATTTCAATGCTTGCTTCTCTGTTAAGGCAATCACGGTGCATCGGCAACGAAAGCCCAACGGCGGGTAATGTGTTAGCCAAAACGGATGATCAATTGGTAACACAATCCGGTTTAAAGCTAAGTGACTCGGACGCACCCGGCTATCATTGATAGCCGAATACATTAGATATTGTCGCTTGGCCTTATTTCTTTGCTGTTGTTGCCATCGGCCATGACCGTAAGCGTTTTGGATATTGGTACGAAACACATTATCCAGGTAGTGCTTTGGCAGAATGATTTCAGATTCTTCAATCAGCTTCTGAAAATCTTTAAAGGTACCGCCGTCAGCAATAGATTTATTCACTGCCTTGATGACATTCTCAATCTGCTCAAGACTCGATAGAAAGCTAACCGTGGTTGCCATCTGCCGGGTCTTTAGATCCATTGAATAAAATTCATCAGGTAGCACGATCTTTTTATTGTGAGCAAATCGAAGCGCCTCAAGGAATGTGACTGGTTGCATAGCTTACTTCCCATTTTGAGCTGTCACATACCCCAACACATCTGCAGCATACAAAGCCTGATCTAGATTGGCTGTGAACTGTGTTTGAGTTGCACCAGGTATCAATTGCATCAGGTTATAAGCCAAACTTTCAGGGCTATCGGACTTAAATACCAATTCCTTGACCTGATCCGGTTTCAATAACTGCAATTCATCTTGGCCATCAGTCAATTCTTCAACTTCCTGCTGTTCTGGTGAAAGCTTGTTTACTGATGCTTTAAAGCTAAATGCCTGACGTGGTAAAGCGGTGAACTGATTAAAACCTGTTTGAACCTGCTCAATTACATCACCCTCTTCTAATCCGTACTCTCGCTTAAAGTATTGCGGCGTTAAGACTGCACCAGCATTTTTCAACTTCACATCACGATCTGCTTTAGGTTCTTCCAGTGACTTCTCTTCACCAATGATGACCCGGTGACGTTCCCAACCATTGATATCGCATAGCGCATTAATAATTGCCTGGATCGTTGGCATGATCATCCGGACATCGGCTTTATACTTTGAGTTTTGAACCTCAAGATGCACATCACCCAAGGCACGAGATCCAGAGCCATCAGTACCAGATGTGAGAGTCTGGCCAAGGATGACTTTTTGAATACGGCGCTCCAAATTCTTATCAAAGACTTCAAATGTCTGGGATGCATTGCCATTAGTATTGGCAGTTTGAATTTCAACCGAATCTGTACCACTTAACGCAATCACTGAACTAGCATGAGCTCTAAGCAATGCATCACGCATATCAGTCGTTTTACCTGCTGTTTTACCAACCAGCATTGGCAAACCAAACTTTTCAACAAACTTGGCCCAGAATTTAAACCCTGAAGTTTTGAAGAACCAGACCCAATACAAACGGCTTAGGAGCGCTTCACCATAAGGATTTTCAAAAGTAGGTTTACAGCGCGTTAGGAAATGCTTAAACCGCTGATCAACTTCTTGATCTTTCCTAGCCGTATTGTAGTTTTCCAATAAAATAAGGCGACCATCATTCTTAGGCTCATACCATTGCATTGGCTTTTCACCAATCCACTTAAAGCCTATAAACGGCGTAATGGTATTACCTTCGATATGCATACATGGCTCTTCAGGCTTACTGTAAATCGCTTCTAAAACTGAATACCCATACCAGCGGGCATTCTGGGTACCCAGCAGAATCTCAGACCACCATTCGCGCAAATGCTCCATGATGATTTTTGACTCTGGGCGGTCTATCGGCTCTATTCGCCACGGCGCACTCTCAAGTTTATCCTGGCGTTTTTCTACGGCCTGATAAATCTCATCGTCATACATCATAACTTTCAATCGTGGACGTGTAACACCAGCTTTTCGAAGTACTTCATCGCCGTCTGGCATTTTTGTGAGATAGCTGATTAAAGCCTGTTCTGCCTCATGAGAATACAAAGCACCAGCTTCAGGTTTTGCATTCTCAGGCTTCTTTCTTTTCTTAGACATAACTCAACCTTATGCAGCCGGAGGGCTGTAATTAATCGCAATTACTGCGTCTTCAATCGCATCAATGAGCGTATCCACCTGGTCGTCATGATCGTGGGTAAATGCAGCATTGAATGCCTCACACTCTTCAAAGAATTCACCAACCCAGTGAGCATCTTTAGGTACCATCACAAAACGATCTTCAGGCTTATCCTTGTAATTCGCTTCAAGATGGACCTGCACATCCATAAACCGGGATAGCTTGTCTGTATTACGCTGTACTGGTATGACGGCGACACCGGAGTAAGTTCCTAGTGTCTGGATCAACTGGGTACCTGACGCTTTATCCTCTACTTTCATGTAGCGAATAGGCTTGGTGTGCCAGGTGTATTCCTTGTGCTTATCTAAAAATGCTTTAGCTTGACGATTTAATTCTGGTGCTTCCCATTTGCCGCGTAAGAGATCCAGTAAGTACAACTTGCCATCTATACCCATGCCTACAAGCAGGAATACTGAGTAATCATTGTGCTCTTTGGTTTTCTGCGCCGTATCTACAAGGACAGCGCGCCATTGAAGTTCTGGGTACTCTTTATAGAATCCAAACCATTCAGACTTAATCAGGTCACCGCCTAATTTCTTAGGTTGCTGCATGTACTGACTTGAGAATGTATAGCGGGATACTGTGGCACCTTCTTTGTCCTTACCGCCCTTTTCTAGCTGCAGTAAGGATTGCAGTGATTCTTTCTTTGGCCAGTAACTTTGGCGACCATGCTCATCACGCTCGCTATCTCGCGGCACTAGCTTTTGAATATGTTCTGGTAGCGTTGAAATGTACTTATCATCAATCAGTGCCGGGATAGATATTTGGGTCCATTCACCAGGTAAATTGCCTGTCATGACGAAATTGGTTGGATCCTCAGTGTGAAGGCGCTGCATGATCATGATAATAGGTGTATCAGACTTGGCTTTACGTGAGTTCACCGTGTTCAGTAACTTACGATTCGCGGCATCCCGCTTGATCTTACTGAAAGCATCTTCGGGCTTTAACGGGTCATCAATGATGATACAGCCAGTAAAGCCATCATCCGCCAGTGTCCCTGCCCGCCGTCCTGTGACCTGCCCACCCATGGAAGCCACATAGACATGGCCAACGTCATAGTCCTCAACCGTAATCTTCCATTCTTTCTTTGAATCAGTACTGTTGGATACTGTCAAATCCCACATTTGGCGATAGTCTTTCGACTTCACGATGTCACGCGCCGTATCTGATACTCCCTCAACCAATGATTGGGAGAATGACAAATACAGAAACCGGGAACGGGCATTTAAGGCTAAGCCGCGTGGAATCAGGTTGGTGGTCAGTTCAGTTTTACCCGCACCTGGTGGAACGTTGATAACGACGTTCGCAATCTCACCAGCAATGACCTGATCAATAATCCATGAGATGTAAACATGGTGCCAGTTCACCGTAAATTTAAAACCCATACGGGGCTTAAAGAATCGCCGGGTGAAATATAAATGCTCATCTTCACACAGCTTCTTTTCAACCTGTGTTTGCAGATCCATTTAATATTCCTCTTGGGCCTTCTTTACTGCAGCTTCAACTTGTTCCTGAGTAGCATGAACGACGGTGGTCTGTAATGCTTCGCCGTCCTTACCAGTAATCTCTTGACGATTGGTATATTTACCACCCATATCTTCGGCAGCCTGCTTCAAGATACTTAATGCAGCTACTCGATTCTTGCCATGCTTTTGATATTGATTTTCTAAACGCTGTAAACGAACAGACAAATTCGCTATTGGAATGTTCTGAGGGGTATCTAAAAATTCTTTACGAGCAACTTCAAATTCAGATTTCAATTCAGTACTTAAATCTTTACCAGCTCGCTTAGTTGGGTCATAGGTTTCAACTTGCTGTCTGGAGACCTCTAAGTCAAATTCTTCCTTGACGAGCATTACAGTTTCTTGAGGGGTATTAAATACTGCAAGTGACCGTACAATAAAGTATTTTTGCTTTTTATTTAGTGATGCCATCTCTCTCCATCCGTCAAGGTACGTCAAGGAAAGTGGGCAAAAAAATTAGCCGATAACACAGTTCCCACAACATGCTGCAATATTCGTTTCAGATACAAACGGCGCATTCTTGGCAATTTCCAGAAGTCGTTTTACAGATTCATCTGCACCCCACCGTTTGGTCTCACCAAAGAACACTTCTACATCATGGCCAGCTAGATAATGCTTAGGCAGCCCTGTCATATCGCTAGAAATGATTTCACCATCAGCATCACGCTCTACACCGATGTGATACAGTTCATGTTCAATCAAGCGGCAGAACTCACGATCTGAGGCTTGTTCGCAATAAGTAGCATCTACAGTGATTAAGTATTGAGGTACAAATCCAAACCAATCTCGCATCTGTTGTTCCTGACGTGCTTTCTTCCAGCCGCCCTGGTTAAACATGACCTTTTCACATTGACCCAGTACCATACGTTTTTTTGCTACGGCGGCAGATGAAGCCCAGGCGAATGCAAGAAACTCTTCATTGTCATGCAGTAATTCAGCAATATGGTCATGATCCGGGTTATGCAGCTGACCACCAAGAGTGAGCCAATTATTAACGACCCATTCTTTAAGCTCTGGCGCAGGTGCCAAGCGAATAGCTTCCTCTTCCTCAGCCTGATCGATCAGATCGCTCGGTGGGAATGGTCTGAACTGTTCCATAAGATGCCTTTAAATTTCTAAGCCACTTAGTAGCACGCCCCATGTTGATATCATTGGCTTCAAAACGTTGATAGCGATAACCCATTTCTTCAGCATGGTCATAACGATCTATGCTCCAGGATTTTGTAGCAAGTTTGCCTTTTCTTCCACCTGACCAAGGACCACCAACAATTTCAATCAGCATTCGATATTCAATAAGGTGTAGATCGAAACGCCAATGCTTCGTACTTTTAAAATGAAAGTATTCTTCATACTTGATTTCCATCCGATCAAGGATCTCTTTCAATCGTTTGAAGACTTCTAGGTATTTCTCACCAGCTTTAGGTAGTGGCCTATTACGAGGTTTATTCTTAACTGGGCCTTTCGCTGTTAAGCGTTTATAGAGTTTTGGATCCATAATCTGCACACATTAAAAAACCACCCTAAGGTGGCTTGGTTAATGATTAGTTTTCATTTTCTTTTTAACTTCATTTTCTTGATTGCATAGCTGATATGCCTCCATTAGTGCCTCAAGAGCATCATCAATCTTTTTGTTAAACTTAGGATTTATTTTTTGATGATAATATTGATGATTGGCAAGGTGGTCATTCACAAATTCAACAGCAACACTCGTAGTATGTAATGCTTCATGTCTAAACCATTTGGGGTTTACTTTCTTCTTAGCCATCTTCTTCTGCTTAAGTGAAAGCAAAATATAATATCATCTTTAATCACCAACATCCGCTGAGTCTTCAATAACCTTTGTTAAAACATTGCCTCACTTTCTATCCAGTTATCCAATTGGAGCGTATCGAACTGAAAATGACAGGAATAGCATAACGACACTGTAAACGAATCATCTGCTTTAATACCTTTACCCTTGCCATGCTTGACACTATTTGAATGAGCAGCTTGACTGTGTGGATTACCGCACCTGATGCATAGCAGCTTTCTGATTGCTGCGAGTCGCTTTGTATTACGCATACAATGCAAAGCGCAAATTCCTAATACGCTCTTTCAACTTAATCATGATGCCATCGATTGCCAGCAGCTCATTACGTGTCAAACCAGATCGAGTGAGGTTCTGATACTTAGACAACTCAGCACTGCAAAATTCTAAGTCTTGTTTAGCTTGTACTTTGTCTGTCATGGATACCACCAATAAGAAAAGAAAAACCCCGCCAAGTTCGTTATCTAGGCGAGGTCTTATGTACCGTAATACGTCCGGTGATTTAGGAATAAAAAAGCCTGCTTAACTCTCCCAAATTAAGCAGACTAGATTTGCGCTATATCTTCATTTTTATTTGCAGAGCAAAGATATTACTCAAATATTTCAGTATGATGATATGACGTTTTGGTTGATCAACTACTGCTCAAACTCTTTTAAACAGACTTGATATTCTTTCTTGTCGTCGCTTATCTCAGTCACGCCATGTAGAGAAAAAAAACAGAATATAAATCGGAGCATATCTTTCTCCTTATAATCTTATAATAAGAAGCCCGCTTACCTTTGTTAAATAAACGGGCTCGTGATGTAAACAATAAACAGTGTCTTCGTATTACATGCGTCTTCTTGGTGGCGCAGAGCTAATATAGCACCGAGCCTTCCACAATAAAGTATAGATAAGATTTAGAATCTGTTTTTTAGTGTTGGTTTTAGGCTTCTTTTCTTTTCATGTAATAAATTTTAAGCAATAAAAAAGCCCACCTTTCGATGAGCTTCTTCATAGTAACATTTCCAACGGCGGGAGTGGCACAAGATGAACTTGAGCGACTGACCCACATCGGCAGTTACCGCCTTAAATCTAATTTAACACATCAAATTGCACAAAAAAACCCACATTTCTGTGAGTCCTTAAATTTAGTTGTCTTATGAATTAATAAAGTGACTATAAAAAAAACCAGTCTAGAGAGACTGGTTTATAAACTTTGAATCTTTTCGTTGGTAGCGGGAGCTGGATTTGAACCAACGACCTTCGGGTTATGAGCCCGACGAGCTACCAGACTGCTCCATCCCGCATCAACGAGTTAGCTTTATACGTCATAAGCAGCATCAAAGCAAATGTTATTAGAAATATAATCGCTTACAGAGGGAATTAGATTAATCAAGCCTCTTAACCCATATTGGTTTCAGTCTTAAACAATAGATGAGAAGCCTGATAAAGCTTCAATCTTCTTCTCTCATCTTCTAAAAAAGCCGTTGGCTCTTCTAACCATGTTGATGCTCGAGAATCAAAATCTGAATTACGTAACCTCCAATCAGAAATTGAGCCATATATAAAAGTATTATCGGCAAATACCAATTTTGCTTTATTAGAAACGTTACTTACAAGTACTTTGTGGGTTGGTAATGAGCCAAATATACTTATTTGAGTGTATCGGTATTTATAAAAATCTGACATAAAACAAATTACTAAATTAGTAACCCACTATACCATCTACAATATTAAAAAAGCTCGCCATTTGGCGAGCTTCTTAACTGTGCAACTTACATACTTCGTGCACTATAAACGAAATATGCCATATCGTGGCATGCCAGTCAAATACTATTCGATTCTTAATCGCTTATCATGTCCAGCCAAGTAAAACTTACCCGCATAGATCATATTTCGCAGAACATTTCGACCCAATTTAAACTCATCTTCCATTCTGCGGTCAGATAGTCCACGTACATTACGCTCTACAAACAATTGAACCGCACGCTTACCTGACTCACAAACCGAACTCGACTTATTAAAATCTACAATCAACTTCCTCACCTGTTCAGCTTCAAAATCATTAATTTGACAAATGACTTGATCCTTACGTGGTGCAATCCCTTTGTTATTTTCACAGATCAGCCAGTAGATCTGATTGACTCTTAGGGAATCTGGTTCATTACCTGACTTCATACGTGATATCTGGATGTATGCCCCATACTGCTTAAGCCACTCTTCAACAGTAAATTTCGCCCAATCCATTACTTCTGATTTCACCGCTGCATTCATCCCAAATCCCCTACCATCTTCTCTATCTGCTGAATCGCGTGACCTGACTTCACTTGATCCGTACTAAACCGTATTACCTGAAAACCCATCATTGTTGCTGCGTTATACTTTTCCATATCCCCTAAATACCCTTTGGCTCTGGTGTGTCTCCCGCCTCCCTGTATCCAAATACCACCTTCAACCTCAACCAATATCTTCTTACCTATCAGATGGAAATCTGCCCGCCACTTTCGTACCTGGTGAAACTCAAATTCTTGCTGGAACTCAATTCTCAGAACTTTTAATTCTCTGGCCAGCTTCGCTTCAAACTCATTCGGTACCTTTTCACTTTTAACCTTAGGGCGCTTGGAACGCCCTTTTGGTCTGGTGGCTTTCACCATTTTCTTGTATTCAGCGATTGAATAAGCTTTCAATGCTCAATTCCCTTTGCTAAATCCAAGAAGAGTAATTTTGCTGTTGCCGTTAATGTGAATCCCTGTGGTGTTTCCCCATCTTTGGCAACCAAGCCCCAAGTCACCAGTCCATTCAAATACCGTTGCAAACTTCGGATGGAAATTCTCATATTGGGTTCAATCGCTTTATGGATCTGTTTTACAGATACACGCCCTTTGGTGGATGACAGAATCTTGAAGATCATCAGGTGCATGTAGGTTCGATCTGCTTCAGTCAAGCTGCATCTCCTCTTAGCACACCGTTAAATCCAACCTGTTTCAGGTAGCTTTCCCATTTCTTGGCTTGTTCAGGTTTCTCGAGTTTCACTGCAATACGAGCAGCAAGTTTTTCATAGGACTCACCAGGTTCTGCATACTTGCCTGCGAACTCCGGATGGTTTGCAAGTTTCTGAGCAAAGGTTTGAATCTGTTTTTCAGTCAGGCATTTTGGTTCTGCAGAAGATTTTGCATTTGCGTCTGCACCGATTTTTGAATACTTGGTTCGATAGGCATTGATCAGCCAGTCTGCGAAATGGAAATTCATGAGTTCATCACAAAGATTCTTTTCAGCGTTGTAGATTTCGAATGCTCGTTTCTCTCGTTCAGCCCAGGTTGAATTCATGAGCATCTCAAAATCCAAATCGGGATCTGCCAAAAATATTTCTTCACGAAGGTTTTTAAAGCAAAGCCACCCTTTTTTATTTTTAGATTCTAATGGGAGATTCATTGGGAGATTCTGTGTCCCGTTAACGGCACTATTCAAAGTCCCGTTATTGGCACTATTCAAAGTCCCGTTAACGGAATCATTCCGTTTTTGGTACTGTTCCGTTTCCGGTACTATTTCAGACAAATTTTTATCCTGTAATAGTTCCGTTTTTGGCACTCTTTCCCGGCCATTCACTCCAATCAATCGATAGACCTTTACACGTTTTGTAGAGCCTTTGCGCTCACCTGTATCTGCAATCAACTCGTCTTCCAAAAGCTCAGCAATGATCTTCAGTACGGTTTTACGTTCAAGGCCTGTGTCTTTTTCCAGACGTTGCATACTCGGGTAGCAGCAATGATCTTCACCGGCACGATCAGCTAATGAAAGCAGAATGAGGCGTTTCAGTGGTATGCGACACCCACCTTTCTTTTCGCTCAGTTCCACTCTCCAAGCCCAGTTTGAAGCATCTAAGCTCATATCATTCCCCGTCCCTATTTTCGCCGGCTTTAGCCTTCACTCTGTTCAAACCAAGTGGTTTGACATATGCAGTATCAGGAGCCAAGCCAAGTGCAAATTCACGCGCTTCAATTTTCTCAAGCAGGCATTGCTTCACTTGATCGGTTATAGTTGCTTCACATTTGAAAGAATCTTGGTGTTGTGCTAAATTTGATTTCATATTCATTGGTTCCATGATTAATGAATCGAACAAGCCTGATCCACGAAATCAGGCTTTTTCTGTTTCTGCATTATCAATACAAGCTTGGATTTGTTTATCCAGCTCAGCCAATGCAACATGCATCTGGTGAATCACCTTTGACATGTCTTGCACTTCACCTTGCGTAATACGGCCATCTGCCATGATTTCGCGAAATAAGCTCATCACATCACCACCCTTCATACCAATACAAAGCACCTTGTCCGTAAGCACCATGTCACGGCATTCAGGGATTTCAGGAAGATCAATTGAAATCTTTCCATGCTCAGAATTTAGCGACTGCAAAATCTGATAATCACCAGTCATAGCCATCAGCTTTGATGCCTCGGCAAGCGTTAAGTGGTGGGTGTCTGTGTTTGGATTTACTTTGCTGTTTAGTACAGCCTGGCTTTTTATCCCTATACGCGGAGCTAATGCCGCTGCACCCCCTGGATAGTTGTGAACTGTGTTATATGCAGCATCTAGAATGTTCATGTGATATTCCTTCGAACGTATTTTTGTTTAACCAACTTCCCCATAATTGGTTTAAGCAGTTAAAGCTTCTAAATTTGCCTTTAACTTGCCTTTGGTCTGGATCTGGAGGATTGCTTGGGTTGATGCTGGGATTCCGTAAGAGCGCCATTTGCTAATTGCTCCACGAGTTTTTTTTAAAATTCGTGCTAAATCCGCATCACTCTCAGCTCCGTAATGATCCTTAACGTCATCTACGGTCATATTGTTTACCTTAATAAACCAATTGTTTCCCTAAGTAAACCATAAGTTTCTTTTTAGGTCAATAAGGTTGTTTACTATCGGAAACAATAGTTATGGGTATTTTTGCAATGAGCAGCGTTTCTGAACGTATCTTGATGAGAATGAAGGAGCTTAACCTTCAGCAAGTTGATCTAATTGAGGCTACAGGCCTTAGTAAAGGCACGGTCTCTAAATGGATCTCGGGGGTGAATACTCCGAGTGGTAAGAACATTACATCTCTTGCAAAAGCCCTAAAAACATCACCTGAATGGATTTTAGATGGTGAAGGCCTTAAAAATCTTGGTGGGCCGGTAAAAGAAGAAGATGACAAAGGCTTTAATAACGTCAGATTTAACGGAAAAAAACTTACAAGGATTCCAGTGTTAGATTTTGTTCAAGCAGGATTGTGGCGAGAAGTTGCCTATGATGGTGGTGAGCCAAAGGGATACACCCTCACCACATATGAGAATAAAGATCCAAGCACTATTTTTAGTGTGACAGTCGAAGGCATGAGCATGTATCCAGACTTTCAACCGGGTGATGACATTGTGATTGATGCTTCTATCATTCCTCAGCCTGGTGATTATGTGGTAGCTCAAAATGGTGAATATGAAGTTACTTTCAAGAAATATAGAGTGATTGGCTATGATGAGCACGGGCGCGAAATATTTGAATTAGTTCCACTTAACCCAGACTTCCCTATCCATAACTCACAGAAGCACCCTATTTCAATTATTGGTGTGGTTGTGCAGCATCACAGAGAATTTAGAAAATAATAAAAAGTAACTATATTTATTTTTTGATCTGGATAGAAATGATATGAATGTATTTTTTTAAAATATTAATATTGAAACCAACGTATTATTAATATTAGAGAAATAAAATTGTGCGAAAAATTATTAAGAGGTTGAGTGGGGAATATGAAAAAACTATCTAAGAAAGCTCGCCTGAGAATAAAACTATATAATTTAAAACAGTTAAGAACTGGATTAAATTCTAATGTCAATGAGCATACCTCTCATCTAGCTATGCCTGTTAAAATTTCATTATTTAATAATAAATTTCGAGGAAATGTCTTAAGCATAATTAATAAAATGCGAATAAAAAACAAAGAGAATAAATCTTGTTTTATAGACTTTAAAAAAGTTGATACTTTAATGCCTGATGGAACCATACATTTTTTTCATCAATTGGATAAATACCCGAACTTATCATTAAGTGGCAGGGCGTCAAATTCAAATATTGTCAAAGGTATGTTAAGCAAACTCGGCATTCATCAAAGAATGAAATTACCTTCCTTTGAATATAAACATTTGTATGTTGATAGATGGTATACAATGAGCGGCATAACTGCAGATTTTGGGGAAGAATTTGTAGAGATTCAAAATGCTTTGCAAGAGGTTCTACAAGATGAAGATTCTGAATTTATAGTTAGTACTGCTATTTCTGAAGCTGTCTCAAATGTTGTACATCATGGTTATGCTAGTAACGATAAGTATAAAAAATGGGTACTATTTGTAGGTATTAGCAATCAAAGATGTGACATTATTATCTCTGATCTTGGACAAACAATTCCTAAGACCGCCCCAAAAACTATAGGTGAAAAATTTCAAGAAGCTATTAATTTTAAATGGAAAGAAAAATCTGATGCTGACAGAATTGAATTCGCTGCATCTTGGCGTCAAAGCTCGACAAATGATTCACATAGAGGTAAAGGATTTGATAATATCATACAAGTCCAAGAGGTGAGAGGTGATACGATCGTACATATCTTAAGTAGGAAGGGTGCGTGGTCAACAACCTCAGGGAAAAAGTCATATTCTGAATCGGTAGACGGCACTATTGTTTATTGGAGCATCCCAATTAATTCTTCTTTGGCTGCTATTGCGTAATTATTCTAGGTGAAAATTGAATGTCAATCATAATAAATGTTGGTGAGGAATTTTATCCTAGACCTGCTGGTCGTTTTTATACAGATGGTAGTCATTCTGGACAGCGATTCCGTGAGGAAATACTTGTACCTGCAATTAGTCAACTTGGAACAAACGACAAGTTAATTGTTGATTTTTCAACTGTCACGATGGCCGGCTCTTCTTTTTTAGAGGAAAGTTTTGGTGGTTTAATTCGTAAAAGAAAAATCACTAAAGAACATCTTTTAAATATTTTGGAAATTATCACTAAGAGAAAAATCATCAAAGAAAGAGTCTACGAGTATATTAATGATGCAAAGCCAGATTGATGCAAAATTAATTTTCGCTATATTTGGTTTTATATTTGCTCTTATAAGTTTTTTATATAAAAATCATGAAACGAATCAGCTTAGAGTTTTAAAAAGTATCTCTGATAACTTAAAGGAGATAAATAAACTATGTATAGATGTTTTTTCCAAGAAAACACTTGATGAAAGTATCTATCATAAAATTTCAATGCACTTAGATTTAGTTCTTCTTGATGTAAAAACATTTCCTACTGGAAAATTTTATAAATGTAAGGCCTGTATTTCGGAAAACAGAGATATTGTTAATGCGCTGGTAGAAGACTATAAAGATTTAATCTTTGAAGATACGCCTATCGAAAATAAGTCCATCGATATTAGTAATTATGAAGATGCTGAAGAAAGACTAGTAAACATTTTACAAAAGTCTGTTCAGATATTGGAAAAATTAGAAAGTTTCTTACCTTAATTTTTTTGAATTATTGCCCACCTTGAGTGGGTTTTTTATTGCCTAGAATAAACCAAAAGTTTCCATACATAACAAAAAAGTTTCTTTAAATAAACTTTTGTCTTGACTCTAAAGTTTCCTTTGGTAAACTAAACCTCACAGATAACAAAAAGCCCCAGCGTAGCGCGAACTACCTGAGGCTTGACCCACATCATACCTGTGAGTGAAATGATTATGAACAAAAACCCAATTCAAAGCAACTTACCGGAATTCAAGCCATCCAGCATGACTTCTGAGCGTTTGTATCAACATCCAAAGCCTGCACCTAAACCGCATTGGTTGAGCAACTTCTCTGCCTTCTTGCTTCTCATCTCTATCTTCATTGGTCTAGCTGCAATGTTTACCTATGCAGCCGATCAGGAAGCTGCTTATCAAGCTGAAGCGATTGCTAAGGCTGTTGGGGGTGCGAAATGATTTTAAATTCTGCTGATCAAATTTTTGAAGCTCTTTTAAATGGCCAGCTAGTCTACTGGTGTGAATGTGGCTCTGATGACTGGTCTCCTCTTAATGATCGAACTCAAATTAATTTTGTAGACCTTTATACCGGCTTCCTGCAATTCAAAGCAGATGAGCTACCAGTAATACCAATGCCGGTAGAGTTTGATTCAACTCATCGCTATTTCTCTGAATACATCAAGACCTTTGAAGGACTTGAAATCTATCGAGTGGGTAAAACCCGTGCGAGCTATTTTGCCCTACGTGTCAAAAGCTCAGGAACTATTGCTGACTATTTCTGCAACACAATCATCTATTCCATTCAGCCTAATGGATCATTGAGGAAGATGGATAAATCTATCACTCCTAAATGGATTTTAGATGGGCTGGAAAATGCGCGTGTTGCTATGCGCAAAAACAGACGTCATCAGGTTTTGGAAAGTACCGGCTTCTTTGCATCAGAAGACTATAAGAACTTTAAGCGTAAAAACAGCCCTGCAGGAGTACGTTGAGATGGCGATTAATATTATTCCAGCAGATCAGCCGCTACTTGTCCAAGCCATCATCGTGTATCTGTATGCAGATCCAGGCTTGGGTAAAACATCTATTGGTTTCACCGGTGAGAAAGCTATTTCTTTCGACTTTGACAAAGGTTCTCATCGAACTGGTGAATTGCGTCGCGGTGCTGTAGTTCAGGTCAATCAATGGGCCGATGTCGCTAATCTCACCATGCAGGATCTGGAGCCATTCAAGACGATTGTGATTGATACCGTTGGTGCAATGCTTGAAAGCATCAAAACTCATTTAATGCTGAATGCGACCAATAAACAGAAAGATGGCTCTTTGAAACTCAAAGCACAGGGCTTGGCCAACAACATTTTCAAGCAGTATGTGAATACGCTGATTGCTTCAGGCAAAGATGTAGTTTTCATCGCTCATGCTTCAGAAGATCAGAATGGTGACCAGGTAATTTACCGACCAGATCTTGGGGGTAAGAACCGTAATGAGCTATATCGCATTGCAGATGTAATGGGTTACCTGACTACTGTACAAACAGGCGAAGGTAAACATGAGCGGGTTATCAGCTTTAGACCATGCCCTACTCACCATGCCAAAAATGCAGGTGGTTTGGGTGGTGAAACTGGTGAGGTATGGGTACCTGATTTAAAAGCCAATCCGTCTTTCCTGGCTGATCTAATTAAGCAGGCTAAGGATCACATCAACACCATGACACCTGAGCAGTTGGCAACGATGAAGGCTCAGGAAGATTTAGACAACTGGACTCAAAGCTGTGCAGAAGCTCAGTATGCCAGCGATTTAAATCAGCTCACCGAATCTATCGATGATAAGCACCAGTATTACAAAAATATGCGTGTTGAACTGGTTCGTAGAGCAATGGAACTTAAATGCAAGTTCGAAAAACAACGTAATGCTTGGGTGGATCCAGAGGAGTTCTTTGGTATCGATGACCAGCAATTGGCCGAGCTTCAAGCCTTTATCGATGAGCGCGGTCTGGATGCGAAAACCATATGTGAACACCTTGGTATTGATGCACTGAATCAAATTGAAGCCAGCAAACTGGTAGCGGTTAAACAAGAAATCGAACTAATAGCAAAAGAAATGGTGAACGCATGAGAATTCTAAATAGCAAAGAAGCCTTTGAAGCAATGATGGCTGGCCGAAATATCATGTGTCGCGCTGCTGGTGAGCTAATGGATTTTGATGATCTGTCTCAGTTCCCTGCCACAATTTTCGCTATGCCAGGCTATGAGTTCTGCATCAAGATTGAAACCATGGAACTGGCTGGTGTTACTTTTGCCAAGCCTTTAACTCTTAATGATGTGGTGGAAGGTCAGGAAATATTCCTGGTTTACCCTAACTGCATTGTTCACACTCAATTCACTTCATTATCTGGAAAGTATGTTGAATGTGTACGTTATGGTTTCGCCCAGGCGGATCAGGAAAATGCCGAATTACAGCTACAAGCAATTGGTAAACTTCTTGGACGAGATATTCCTTACCCTTTGACAATAGAAAGTCATTACCAACCTGAAAAAAAACGTCGCAGCCGAAAAGCCAAGGAAGATACTCAGCAGGTTAACACGCTAGCTGAATCAGGTAATGCCGTGTCGAATATTGAAAAACAACCTGAGCCAGAGGTGGTTAAGCCTGTTGAGGCTGTACCAGAAGTATCAATCGCTGTTGCTGATGTTTCAAAGGCAGCGATTGAAGAAGATGCGGTTGAAACTGACCCCGTAAAGCTTGTTGAAAAGTTCACTGCCCAGATTGATCAATTTACCACGACCCAAGATGTACTTTCATTCCGTCATGTTTTCTTGGCCAATGGACATTTAGATCAAAAAGATCAACAGCACCTATGCAAACTGACTGAAGACAAACTTCTTGAGCTAGATCCTGAGCAGTACGCACCTAAGGCTGAACCCGAACTATCTCCAGATGAAGTCACTGAAGTTGCGCAACCAAGTTTCATGGATCAAATTGAAAATGTGGCACGCAAACAAGCATCAGTAGAAAGTGCTGAACATGGTAGTGCCCCTATCGATCTTTTCTACAAAAAGAAAAAGCAGGTTTTGATTAACCGGATCTATGACATGGATTCAGTTGAAACATTAGAACGACTTGCACCCGCAATACCTGCAGCTAAATTGCTCCCAGCGGATCATCAGGAGCTACTTAGCATTTATGCACAGCGCAAAGATGCTTTGGCTACTGAGACTGGGGAAGCTTCATGAATTATTCCTATTCTTCTATGACCCGCGTGCTGCTTGTGCAGCACAACGGTCGGGTTAGAACTTACCGCAATATTAACCTGTTCGGTATTGATGATTGCCTACGAGATTTTGCGAATACCTGGGGGTACAGATGATCTTCAGAATCAAACAGAAGCATGAGGCCGGATTCAAGCTTTGGCTGGAGAAGCTAGGTTATACAAAGAAAGACCTTGCCGATGGCAGTTCAACATTTACTGGTAAAGGCACACGTAAGACATTGAGCTATGTGTTTTTAAAAAATGATTTAACAGGCAATGCAGCATGCCAGGTGCTATTTGATGAATATGAAGAGCACCTGGATAACCCAGATTATTTAGATGTAAAGGTGGCGTGATGGATAGTAGTTCTAAACGAGTCATTGAGCCTACTAAATTTGATGATGCGCAATGGCTCTGGTGCGCTGACTGGTGCAAGAAAAAAGGTTTAAGCCCATATGATGCGAAGAACTGGGCAGATGCAAAGTTTGAATACTTGAAGGCTCAAGGAGAAAACAATGATTGA